AATGAAAATCAAGAAGGGCAATGAATAAAATGAATAATCAATAAAAATCAATGTAGCTCAAATTAGAACATTATAGTCTTATCAGACTCTACTACGGGGAATGGATAAGAATGGAAGAGAATTGTTAAAATTACTCTGATGTAAGCCAGGGTGGGCGATGACAGGTCTTGAAATATTGGCACCTCCAAGGTGGTAACGTGAGGAACTTGCACCTAGATGGTATGCAGCCGCTGGGAGGCCAAGATCTTTGGCAGCTTTCTCACCACGCTCGATAGCATATTTCGTGGCTTCTAAGTTTGCGCGGGATGAGGTCTCTGTAGCACTGGTTGTTGCATGAGCAGAAATCCCAGAGCTTAAAACAGAACCCATACCAGCGATGGCAGCGCTTCCTAGCGCGATTGCTGCGATACCCATGGATGCCATAGTGTATTAAAATAGTGTGGAAAATTTTGAGGATTTAAAAAGAAGTACCAAAATACAGAACCTGAACCCGAGCCCCTAGCAAACGGGATTAGTGCGCTTTTGAACGACTTAATTTATGATAAAGTAAGTGCGTTCGACGGTAGGCTAAAACAGATTTTTGAACAGAAGGAAGTTTGGAAGTCGAAGATAAAAATGAATAGAACGTAAGTTTAATGTTATTAACATCAAACACAATTTCAGTCGATATAGCGTTGGTTGTGATCATACCGTTAGGCCACCACCTGATGTACCCCAATGGCGAATTCGTTTCATTATCCAACACCTGAAACACAATTGTAGTTGTGTCAGGGTAACCATTTAATTTACCTTCACGAATGACATCATTAAAGACGGACCCCGTCAAGGTATAACCTTGCTTAAGAGTCCCTGGTAAAATTCCGTCAGACCTGAAAATCACCAAGCTTTCACCAAGGGTGGAAACAACAGATGTGGTTTTGAATGTTGTGTCGCGGGGATTAGCATATGACCAATAATTAAGGCCTATTGTGTACGGGGATTTAACAACGGCAAATTTATTATTAGCACCAGCTGGTACTGTTGTTGCTTTGGTTCCATATTCAATCTGGGAACCTGAAAAATCATAATAATACATAAAAGTGGTAAAACCAGAATCATCAGTGAAAAAGAAAGCACCTGGATTAGGACCAAAATTGGAAAAACCAACTAATTTTCGCTTTCTACGAATTGTTGGTGTATTAGTATTCAAATAATTTAAAGTTTCATGTTGACCTGGAATAGTTGTAGCAGTACCCCAAACACCAGATAATTGTATATACTCATGATTCGATGTAATTGGAGTAGAACTCCAAGGAATTAGATCATCAACACCAAAATACTCAGATGTTGTTTGATTTGAAAAAACCATATAAGGTATTTGAATTCCTGTATCATCATCACGGATTGAAAATTTAGCATCCAAGAAATCAAAATCAATTATTGTTGGTGCATTACTCAATTGAGGTGGAATCATTTGACCAACAGTGAAATCTGGAAGCAATTTTACTGAATATTGTACATTTACAAAGCCGTTTCCAGCAGCGGATGAAATTAAAGGCATCATAACGTAAACAACCAAATTACCAGCAGTGTTTTGGATGGCACCATATTTATCTGTGGCGCTACCATATCTGTTAGTAAAATGGAAGAAACTCTGTCGGTAATCTTCACAGACAAGTTCAGCAGAACCTTGCATTTTAACATCCATCATCACGCTGTTTAAAACAGTTGCGCTATTTATATTGAATGCGGAGGGGTCCATATTGGGAGGAACACGAACAACGAGGATTTTGCCACCATTAAAACCAGTACCAGCGATTTCTAGTCGAAACGCGAAACCACCAGACCACGTATTGTACATTTGCATGACGTAGGCTAAATTGGGTTGTAAAACAAAGGGATTCAATTCAAGTGTTAATAATTTATAATTAGAAGGCATAGAGGATTCCCATGAAAAATCACCAATTCTCATAAAATGAGAATAAAAATATGGATCTAATGCATTGAGAGCAGCAGTATGAGTTACTGTCTCAATAGCATTATTCGACTGAGTTGTTATGCCTTGTCGGGAGACCTCTTGAACATTAATTGGTATAGCATCATCAGCGGTCTCTGGAAGGAGACCTGCAGAAGCAGTTGCGGGAGCAGACATTTTTAAGAATGTGTAAGTTTTTGTACCAAAATACATTCTCATGGCGTTAAACATTTGAGTTAGAAGCGCTATTTTTGTCGCGCTTGGCTTGGTTACGAGCTTCTTTACGAACTAAGTGGGCTTTTTGGCAGTTCACGAAATGATCACAAAATGTCATCATGTTACTATGAGCAGAAGTTAATAAGAAATCAACTCTGCAGTAGGGACAATATACACCTCGTGCTATCTTTTCGGTTCCACCAAATAATGCCATTTTTTCTGCCGTCTTTGGATGATATTTGAGTATATGAGGATTGATACTAGCATTTCTAGTTAATAAATAAATCTTCTTAAAACAGATGGAACATTCTTTGGAGTAAGGCACACGATCTTTAGGGATAAGTGCACCACATTCTGGATGTATTTTGAAGACATGTCCCTCCCAAGTTGGATTTGAGAAAGGATAGTCCACTACAGCGTTACAAGCGATACAATAACCTTGTCGAGACATTTTATTAAAGTTTTAAATCGAAATAACGAGATTTAGATTTTAGTTTTATGTAGACGGCTACTCGTCATTGTCCTAAATTTTCTATTAGAAGGACAGCCGTCTAGAGGTAGCACTAGGCTACCAAAAGACATCCGGATCAGGGACACCGTAGTAAACATCCCTGAACATATCGGACCATGGTGGTGGTTCATAGAAACGTCTCATTACTTTAAAAATTTTGTTTTTATAAAGATTATATACAGGTTCACCGTGTAAAGAAAGGGCTTCAAAGGCACATTTTGCCAAATCATGAAGTCGTTGAGGGTCAGTCACATACGAGCCTTGATGGTAGCGTAACATTTGAACGTCTGGCTTTTGGCTTGCCCCTATTTTTGTGTAAGATACCATTTTTATGATCGACGAGATGGCAAGTCCACCTACCATCTCCCCGTCCATAAGAATAAAACTCCGTTTTAAAAATTCCAAGTCCTTTAAAGGACTGCAGACAATATCCATCTTTTTATGGGCATCGGTAATCTGCATATTGAAGTCTTCTCTGACTATAGCGGAAAATGTGGTGGGATTAAACCACTGAAAAACATCTTCACTTATAGAACAGATATTATCATCGCCATAAACAGAAAACCTGATGTGTTTTAACATTTCAGGATAGGCTAAAAATCTGCCATTGTTATATTTATAAGAGAGTTTTCTCCATGCATACATATATATTAAAGCATTATTAAAAGAGTTATCAAGAGCAGTTTGTGGTGATCCGGAGATAAATCCTTGATTTATTCTTACAACTTTATCATCTATCACTATTAAAGGGTTAACAAGATGTTTAATTAATGTAGCTCTTATTATTTGATCGTCGTCGGTAACATTGGGATCGAGGGCTTCATAAATAGTTGTATATAAGGTTATAAGCGCTTTAAAAAGAGCAGCAGGAAGATGAGCATCGTAATTTTTATAATCAGCATCAAAACATCTTTCAGTACCAACATGGCTCATCCAAGTATATAACTCGTGCCAATCACGTCCACACGGATTTATGCCAATTTTCATCGGAAATATGGAAAAATATTCTATTAAGAGGGCTGACAAAGCACCTCTATACATTTTATCGACAAGGACATAGTGGAGTGGGGCACAACATACTGAACGAGTACCAAATTCTGGTATTTTCGTAGATTTAAGTATTTCATCTTTGGGAAAAACCGTATGGACTAATCCAGTTACTTTTCCCATAGCTAATGAATGTAATAATTGGTTTTTTGCTTTTATTAAAAATTTACCATGATCAGTGTCAGCTCTTATGTGTTTGATGGTATTAGGGGTATCAGTAAAATAATCTTTTTTGCTCCTACCTTTGAATAACTGTGTCATAGGATAACCAGCAGAAGCATTCATTTCCATGCCTTTGGATTTTTCATATGCAGTTGAACCGTTTATTGCTTCAGTTAAATTGAATACTTTAAGAGTTTTTCCTTTCTTTTTAAGTTCATTAATTATACCATTAGCGAATGCTAAAGTGGCTTCTTCTAAAATAACAGGATCAACGTTACTTTCATGGCGAGCCCATTTAGCAGATATAGCTTCAGAGACAGTATTATAATTTTCTACATAGCGAGGATCAACACGTTTATCGCCAAGTCGTAAAGGAGCAATTTCAAAATCATTATTAGTATCAAGTTCTTTATAAAAAGTTGCAGATAATTTTGATCGAGATGCAATATTGGTAGGGAGTTCGGTTTTTCCAATCACCAGTGTATCTTGGAAGATGTAATCAGGAGTGTCAAACAAAGTAATTTTATCAACTTCTTGTGGGTATATGTTACTTTGCCCATACTTACTTCCTGGAAAGAATCCATATTTACATTCCGCACACTTCAATTCATCCTCAAGATCGCTTATAGTGTGTGTATGACTATATATTTTTTCACAAATTTGACACTGGTGGTAATGGGCCACTCTCTTTTCATTTCTAGGGAGAGTGGTATGTTTTGCATCAACAATAGCAGCACGCATATCAGCATCATCATCATTTTCAAGTATAACTTTTGGAAGATTTGGTAAGACGCTTAAGCCAGATTCTGGATTAAGAATGCGGTTATCTGGGATTGGGGAGGCAATTACAGTTTTATCTTTGGTTATTGGTTCTGCCATTTCTGGATAAAATTTTTCTTTAAAGATTCTAAAACTACAAAGTTCATCTCTAGTTATAAAGTTACAGGCAGAAAAACCATTCGACACTCCAACATGGAAGCCGAAAATGTTGCTTGCGGAAGAACAGTTAAGAATAAGTGGACTGCCACAATCACCCGGTTGGGTTATAGGGGAGCAGTTATAGCCACTCACAGTAGGAGTGTATCTAACTAAGCTCGTTGTTTTATTTAAATCAGAGCTGGGTACCATTTTAGCATACCCTTCAACATTAACAATAAATAAATAGTTGTGGTCTCTATTTACAAAAAGACCAGTGGAGGCTGTTATATCAGTATTTTTCGATATAAAATGTTTTGTTATATTTTTACATGCGGGCCATTCTACATCAGTTATATGAATAAAACAAAGATCGCGATGAGGAAATCTAAGATAAACAACACCATTGTAATATCTTTCATTACGGAACACCCTTACGGTATCGCCAGGACACCCGTGATTAACAGATACAGCATCTCTATCGTTAAAGAATGTAACATATACACCTCCAGCACGATAAATATTATCTCTTGCTACAAGAGCAACATCTAAAGTACCAGAGCCAACAGAAACTTGTTCATCATAAGTAGCATTTTGTTCATGGTAAGCATTTTCAGCAGCAATAGCAGCTTGTTGGTTGTACGATTTCCATTGTAAAGATGGATGAGTGCTATCAAATTGAGTGTAATTTCCATAATCTTCATTTAAATAATCTTTTAGAGGAATTACGGCACCTTGGTATTTACCCCAACCAAGTGTAACATAACCGTATTGATCATCAAAATCATGACATTTAGCATTTCGTTGAATGTTTTTGCTTTCATATTTACCTTGGCTAGCATTCATGACTTGGTTTCCCTGGGATTTATAACCCAGGAAACTGGTGTAAGAATTATCATTATTTCCAAGTTTTTGACCATCATATTGAGGAGTAGGGCTATTTTTTCCAAAATACATTTTGTATACGGCATACAAGCCTATACCAGCAATTCCTAATCCTATAGCAGAAGCAATTAATTTATATTTAGCAGTTTGAAAGGCTACAGCAATACTTGCCTTCATTTGTTCAACTTCAACGGTATTAATGTGGACACGACCAAGCAGTTCCTTAAATTCAGGTCTGTCAAGGGTGGTTTGTTCTAATCCGAGGACAAAAACATGACCACCATCAAATTTTACAGTGTAGCCTAGCATTGTATAATCACGAAATTCAAATACGATACTTAAATTGTTTGGGGGGGCAAAATTAGTGGCAGAGTTGAAAACCTTTATGGCTTTTAGAATTCCAAGGTGGGGATTATCCCTATCAACTCTAATTTGGTCACGAATAGCTTTTACTATATCGCAAGCAATTGGGTCTACTAATTGTTTAGCCACAGCACCAAAGCGAATCATGGAGTCACTAACAGAAGCTTTTAAATCATCATCACTTAATTGTGAAAATTCGAGTAGTCCAACCTTGAAGGTAAGAATATGATCAGCTGTTTTACGATTAATGTTTGGAGGAAGTTGCAAAGGAGGCGTAGCCATTTTTTGTATCCGCATCATTTCAGGCATTGCAATACGAAGGGACATCATTTGTGGATTTTGTGGTCTTTTTATACCATCCCAAACAGTTAAAACAGTGGTAGTATATCGATGTTCAGCGTCAACGCGACGGATTATATTTCTCATGTAGGAGTACCATCCAGTAGCAAATTTAATTTGGACAGTTCGTCGCTGGAAAGCAGAAGCGCTAATTTTATCTTCGTCTTTAACATATTTCATTAAATGATTGTATACATTATTGTTCATGGTAATAAAAACACGCACAGGTGACTTACACATGTGCATAACAATATCAACAATGCGATGAACATTGCCGACATTAAAAACATCATCAAATATAACATAATCACCATCATTGCCATCAGTTGAAACACAAGCATCATCAATAGTAAAATGGAGTTGTTTTCCTCCCAGTGCAAGCTGGGTAACAAAAGTACTTTTGCCTAAATTGGCCTCTCCAAATAAAATTGCAATTTTTGTAATAGTATCAAGGGAAATGGATCCAGCTTGTGTATTAACAACATCCAAACCGCCATCCTGAGGAGGTGGTGGTGGTATAATTTTCTTATGAGGTGGAATATAAATAGAATTTAAACGAGGATCAGTATCTGGAGAACTACTTTGGGGATCACTTCGCGGTATTATTGGTCTCCTCCAAGAAAGAGCAGGATCAATTTCTGATTTAGGGACAAATTCAGGAGCATTTGGATTTAATTTAAAACTATCTTTACTAGTTTCAGAATGTCTTCTTGTTCTAGGTGGAGATTGGAAAATTCTACCTGTTAGAAAACGTTTTATTCTTTCATTTGGTGAGGTAAGAGATTCATCCGATGAACTAAGTTGTTTTTCAAAAATTTTCATTGGTATTTGTTTATCGGTTCGACAAATATTTAATTGATCCACAAGCATTTGAGTTTCCTGGGTTAACATATGCCCGGGTTGAGGAAGATTAAAAATACCTTTTGATACCTCAGGAATAGAATCATCATCACAAATAGGGTCAACAACACTAGGGAAGGGACCATTAGAGCCAGGTTCTAATTTAGCCATTTTCCCAGGATATTTATGGACACCATATTCTTCACCTAAACACATTTCTGCACAGGCAGCACGCATTTTGGTACTGTTCATAACTTGGTTGGTTATGTAAGCAGTATGGCGATCCCTTCTTTGATTGTAAATAGGCATAATAACATTAAAAAGTTCCATGACATCATCAAGTTTTATAAGCTGGACTGGAAGACGCCCAAATTGATCATAATAAGGAATATTATTAATTAAATAAACTGATTTTTGTTCAGTTACACAATAGTAAATATTTCTACCATCCAAATTTATATCACTAGATGTAAGGGTGATATTAACAGGTTTCTTACCAGGAACTGGAGCATCAACAAAAACATGGACATCCATTCTTCGATCAATTGAAACCTTGTCGGTAACAAGGGCTTGTAAGACCTGTGATGGCCAATGTGCATTAGATGTGGAAATTACAAATTCAGATGTAAAGGGTTTACCTTTATCACTGAGATCAGCCATGTTTAGAATATAAGGTGCAACACCATGCATTTTATTATAAATGCCCATTTGCTTGGTAAGTTCAACGGAATCTGAAACACCCCATAATTCATCCATGTTAACAATAGGTTGGTGGACGTAGGAGTCAAAGTAATTATTATTTGTAACAGGATAAGGAGCTAAAGGTGTATCAATATATTGTTTTATCATACCTGAAAGTTGTGTCATTAAAGCACTTTTTCCAGCACCCGCAGGACCGGAAATATATACAGAGACAGGATTAAATTTTTCATTGATTGCAGAATGTAAATAATTGCGAGTTCTGATATAATTTTGCAATGTTGTACAAGCAGAAGCCACAGTTGGAACAGCATGTGTTAAATTACTGTTTTTAGTATTTTGATTGATTTTCAAAGTATTAATAAGTTGTTGGGTTGCAGTGACAATCCCATGATCAAAATAAATAGTTTCAACGTCTTCATGTGTTGGATTAAGTAAGTGGTTCATACGTTCACGCATGACCAACTCATAATTAATAAGACGTTTAAATTCCAAGGCAATTTTATCATTTGGATCAATATAATCAACACCAAAGACGGCAGCCATGAAGCCAGTAACCTTAGCGGTACCACTTTTCATGGCGCCATAAATGTCAGGGGTAGTTTTAAATAAAGAGCCAACAGTAGACAAGTTTCTTATAAACGCAGAAGTAGATTTGTTTAATGTAGACCAGGACACAAGTCCAAACATAGAGCCAACTACAAATAAGCCGGAAGCTAATTGTATAAGTGGCAAAATATTTTCACCAGCTTCTTCTTCATAGTAATATCCAGATTCCAAAATAACAACATTATCTGGGTCAAGAGAAGAGTTTTTCCCCTCACCATATCCAAGATGATTAAATACACGAGTTATAGAAGCTTCAAGGGCCTCCCAGGTGCATGTGGCAGCCCATTTAAATGTTGAAATACAATTATCAATCATACGTGGAAGAAATTCAAAAAATTTATCGGTGGAAAAATTTCGGAAACCTTGAGCAATAAAGCAAATAAGATTATAAGATTCCTTAGCACCATTGTTGAAAAAATTATAGATTTCTAAAGGATTTTCACAAGCTTTATATAAGCCGCGGGATTCAAGGTAAGCATAAATAGTAATACCATTTTCAATCCATGTGCCATTAGCAAGATTTTTGCAAAGTTGGTAGACTGCAACAGGTTGAACGAAATGTAAAATTTTGCAAATAGTAGAATAGCTAGTATCAATTGGATAATCATCTCCACATTGAGAAACTGAATCAAAGACATCAACAGCTTCATTTGAGGAGTTCATGGTCCAGTTTAAAACTTTTCGATTAAGTTGACATTTAGGTTGGTTAGGAAAAGAAACAGAAGTAGAAGAAGCATCAGAAGGTTTTGGGCCAAATTTGCGGTGTTTAGGTTCGTTAAGGACGGAGCGATCAGATGGGTAATTTTGTTCACTACCTCTCATCATATAACCACCACCACCAATAGGTACCTTAACACCAGAAGCAATAGATCCGGAAGACGCATTAGACGAGACTGAAGCCGAGTTAGAGTTAAAAGGATTAGATATTGTTTTAGTTTTTCCCGACCACGGGTTATGAGGAAAATGACTCTTAGGAAGATAATTGTCATCGGAGTATTCGAGACATTTCTTCAGACGAGCATCTTGCATATCACGTTCATGCTGTTCGTTAGATAATTGGTGACAAAGATGTAACCGATCTTCTTCTTCAGCATCAACGAACAATGACAGAGGCGAGTCTGGGAGAAAAGTATTTTCTACTAGATTTTCAGCATCTTCGTTACGAGTTAAAGGGGATAAAATGGAGCCATGGTGGGAACCAGAGGACTCGGAATGAGTATAAAATTGCCCCAGTTCTGGAAGATCCAGAATAAAGGGTTCGACACCAAAGGATGACAGCGATGAGTCATCATCAAATAGTTTTGGGTTTGTAGTACTAAGCATAATAATGTATAGTAGCAACAGTAAATATTTTAAAAATAAAATAAGTAAAAAGTAAGTTTAAAAATTGAAATATATAAATATATATTAGAATTGTAAGTTTATG